ATGATGTATTGGCATGTCCACTATATTCTTCCAATCCATACTAAACTGAATCCACTTTAGTGAACTTCTTTTAGCTGGATTATCCCAGTGGTTAAGTTTAAATACATCTAACTGCTTAATTGTCAAATCTCTAGGTCCAAATTCAGGAAAATTTCCTTGGTTCTGATTAGAGATTGTTTGTTGTGCTATTTGATATAGCTTTCTAGCAACTTCATCACCACTCATTATTTTGAGTTGGTCTGCATTTCTAATAACATATTCAGTTATTTGACTGTCAAAAGCCAAACCATTAAAACTAACATGCCATTCTCCATGTGTTGCATTTCTATACAGGAAGTTAGCAAAATCTTCAGTATCATTTCTACTTTTATGAATGATAAAAATTTCTTGATGTTCAGATTTTACATCTTCAAAGACTCCCATGAAACAATTACTAAGAGTTTCATAGTCCATTACCCAATGTGTTCTCATATTACTTTTTTAAATAAACCATTAGCAATTGGATCAAGTAGTTTATTTGTGGATAGTTCTACTTTTGTTATTTTAGGCATTTTTGGTTCACACTTGCTGCAATGACTAATCATTTCATGATGAGTAGATCCACAACACTGACATGCAATTGGAAAATGAAAATAAGTCCTAGTTAAATTATTATTTAACTTACATATGTCACAACGACCATATTCTCTATCACCCATAAGACTTGTGTTCAGTTAAGCTGTTCCCCCATTTAAGTAAATAAAAAAAGAGGGTGTTTGGTACCCACCCTCTTTCTGGTTTTTTGGTATTGTTTAAGCTTGCTCAGCCATAAACTTCTTATAATCAAACTTTGCATTAACTGCAAACATTTTGATTAATTCTTCCATAGCCTCAGTATCTTCAATATAAAATTCTTGAAACACTTCTACTTTGTGTCTCTCCTGTTTCATACCTTTTGTACCAGCTATTGCCTGTCCATACTCATCTAGTTTGGGCAGCATATGCAATGTAGTTTTTTTAATCTTAGAGATTATTACAAATACTTTTGTTCCTGGATCAAAAATACATTCCACATATGGGCATGTATCATTAATAGGAATCATTCTAAAAGTTTGTTTTTCTTGCCAAGTTGCTTGGACAAGCATCATTGATTGTGTCATTTGTTGGTTTTTTAATTAAATACAAATTAATCTATAATTTCTAAATTCTGCAAGTCTGCAACTGAAATTTGTAGATTTTCTTTTTCTAAATCAGGCTTGTCACATAACTCACCCACACTACTTAACAAACTTACAGGAACATCTAATAGTTCTGCATATCTGTCATACCATTTTTCTGGAAATAAATAACTATATACATAGACATAGTTACCTCCATGTTTGTCAAAATAATCAAGAATTTTGCGCTTTAAATTCATATTAAGTTTACTGTAATTACCACTAACTATATTATCCCAGTCAATCCCCATATCAGAGAAATCAAATGTAAATACACTAGTGTTATCATCAGCCTTCACATAATCACATAACCTAGTATGTGTTAATAAAACATCTTTTTCAAATTTTAAATATTCAATGTCTTTTCTATTCTCATACACACATATAAACTTCATATCCTCGGTGCTGTAGTTTTTTCCCCAAGACAAATAAGTCTCTGTTGGAATAGCAGGTGCCCCTCTTTTTATGCCCAAGAGCGGATATATAAATATCTTGGACTTTTGAAAATATTTGCCATAAAGCGCATTAATAACCATAAACTTACAATTTAATATTACCTACTGCTAAGTCATATGGTAGGTCATATCTTTTCTGTATATAATGCCATTTGGCAATTTCTAATACAGATTTAAAATCACTTTTCCATTGACTCATTGTTTCTACAGAGACTTGGAAAGGATAAACTAAATTGTATTTGTCAATTACAATAAAAGTTACTTGAACCTGCCAGTCTCTGGCATCCGGTTTATCTTTCAAGAATTTATCTGAAGCTAGAATAGTATAGATAACTCCTTGTATCCAATACTTGTAATATTCTACAGCATCAGGAAAATCTTGAATAGACTTACCTGTTGTTTTGAGGTCATTGATAAAAATTATCTTTGCCTCTTTATCAACAACAACATTGTCAAGTACTCCGTGTAAACCAAAGGGTAATTTTTCATGGTCAACCTTAATATGCAACTCATTATAGGTCTCAATGTGAGTGTCTTCCTCAGTTATATCTAGTGCTAATAGTGTTCTCACATCACTATTACTCTTTAGTATTTCAACCTGTGCTTTGCAGCCATCCAAAGTAGGTTCATCAACTATTGATTTGTCTAGACTATTTTTAAGGAATTCAAAATACTCTTTGTGTTCATCAGTAAGTATCTTGTCAAGTCTTTGCTGATCAGTTTTAAGATTCTGATAAAGGTTTGCTGTAAGTAGTTGTGTGAGTATATCTTGTGGGTAGTCCTCCAAAATTAAGGAATTATTTTCATATCCAAGATGTATCCTAAAAATATTATCAATAATTTTTCTAGGATTGTCACTAGGTAGTTTTCCCGGTAGGGATATAAATTTATCATTATATTTCTCTTTCTCAAATAAAAGGCAGTGAAGGACACTACCACCTACAAGGTGAGCATCCTTACTGTCTTCCCTCTGGTTGAGCACATAATGATTGTAGAATAAAGCAGGTGAAAAAAGTAACTTATTCAACCCACTATAACTAAAATAAAACTTTTGTTTGTAAAATCTCTCTAGTTCATCAGAACCATTCAAAGTCTGTATCATTCTTTTCTTCTGTTGGATTAATAGTTAGTTCTTCTGGGACCCCTGGAATTTCATTTAATTCAGATTCGGAAACAGGATTTGACTGTTCTAACTCTATTAACTCTGACTTGAGGTCATTTCTCTCAATTCTTAGTAATGCAGTTTCTATGTCATCATCAGAGATTTCAAGGTCACTTTCAACCCTTTCAACCCCTAAAGCAACCCCCGCAACCCCTGGTATTGAATTTAGGTCCTCTAAATTAGCATGTAATTCAACAACCTCTTCTTCAACTTGACCCTCTGGTACAAAGTCTTCTATATTTTTATAGACATAGTTTTTATTTAACAAAGCAAGAGTTGCTTCATCAACAGTAATAGTTTTTACTTTAAAGTAATCAGTACCACCAGTTGATTCAATCTCATGAACATATTTCTTCATAATAATATCAATCTTATCTGTATCAACAACACCCTTGTCAATCAAAGACTTCATTATATCATCTATATCTGTATTCATATAACTATCTTTACCTAGATATCCAAGTAAAGATTTAAAGTTAACATGCTTTTTAGTATGACAGTTGTACATTTGATTATGATACTCTTTAAACAATAACTCTAAATAGAGTAAGCTATCTATATAGTTAGAATTAGCCATTATCTCCATTGCCAAGATATGATTGTCATTATCAGAGCTCTTAAACATGTCAGATAATTGATCAAACATTACTGAATCTATGATAACTGCATCTGCACCATTAATATGTTTAAGTAATGCAGCCTCTGTTAAAATAGTAGTATTTAATACCTTAGGAAAATATTCAGCATAGCTATTACTTACTTGATAAAAAGTATTAGAACTTCTCAATTCTATAGTTACTTCTGGATTTTTCATAGCTTCAATAAATACTTTTTCATTTCTAATTTCACTAGAAGAACTATAATCCATATAAACTCTGTCCTCAGTATAAAATTCAAGTGCTGTATCTACATTCTCTACATAATAATCATCCATTTTGTCTCTAACAGTTTCATAAATCTGTCTAAACATTTCTGTAGGCATGCTGTATAACCATCTTGTGTCACACATCTTATGAACTGTTGCAGTACCTGCAAATATATGTGTTGCAATATCTATATCTCTGACAGATTTAATACCATATTGTATAGTTAAATCTTTTAGTTTTACCCTAGGAATATTCACTCCTGGTAAAAAATATAATTTGTCTCCTTTTGTAGGGACATAATCTCCATTGGATACTTGTAAATCAGCCCTTGAATCAGGAGAACCAAAAAGTGGTTCAACAGTTATCTTGACCTCATCTGAAACTACTTCAATGTCAAAAAACAAATAATTTTTCATTGTCTTAAGTTTAAAAAGGGGAGTATTACCTCCCCTTATGTTTGTTTTAATTTGCTATAGGACTTGTAAAAAAGGGAAAAAGTTTTAACCCTTAATTATTTTACAGCCATCTTCACCACGTCTTGATTCATCATCAATGAACTAAACTTAACTTTGTTACCATTAACAATTTCCTTAACCATGTAATATCTAAGGTCATTAGTAAATGCTTCACAGTCAGTAGTAAGTTTAGCTATCCTGTCAATAATAGGTTTACCTATACTTCCTTTGTCAGCCAAAGTCAATGAATAGTTAATTACCCTTGTTGCAATTACACTAGAAATATCAGCACGGAAATCATCATCTTTACCAACTGCATTAGTAAGAGAGTTCATTACATACTGCTCATCTTTAGTTAGGATATCTGCAGGACTAATTATTCTATCAAGTTTGTTATTGATGAACATAGTAAACATTGAACTAAAATCTACACCAACAGAACCCTCACCAATCATTTGAATCAATGGAAGATCATCCTCAAACTTAGGTACAGAACTAATAGCATTGAAGAAAGTAGTAATAGATCTTGGATTAACTCTTTGAGTTACCAACTCTGGGTGCATCAACATAAAGTTAATACATCTACCATCTATGTTTGCTTTCTCTGCCCACTTAGCCCATACATCAGCATCATATTTCAACTCAACAGATATAAATCTAGTCTTCTGAGCAACATCTAAAGAAGTTACATTATAATCACCATTGTCTGGATTAGTAGTCAAGATAACATGCCAATTCTTTGGTAACTTCCAAGAAACATATTCCTGTCTATCTAGAATCTCCATGGTTGCTTGCATAAATCTTGCATCAGCTCTAGTATAATCATCAAGAATCAAGAAACCACCTTCACCTTTACCCTGAATCCATTCAGGAGCAGCATGTGACATTCTCTTGCCCACAACTTTGAATTTATTTGCAGTAGCTGCAGCTATCTGAGATTCATTAATCCAACCTTCTTTACCTTCTGCATTTCTAATTTGAAATTCTTTTACAGGAAACCCAACCAAGTCACCTAATTCTTCTAACTGAGATAAATTCAGCTTTACAACATCCATTTGTAATTCTTTACCCAACTGCATGATAGCAGAAGTTTTACCCAAACCAGCATCACCTTCAATATTAATAGCCACAGGAACTTTTCCTTCAGACTGAATGTGTTGGTTATTTTTAACCATGTGCTTAATAAAACTCTTTAACTCTTCAACATTTAATTGTACTTGACTCATACTCTTTTTTTTATAGTTCTAATTTAATTACTTTTCCTGGTAAACTGTCATTCATATGGGATCTTTCTGACAAGACCCATAGAACATTTCCTTTAGGTCTTACACTTGTCCAACATTCACCGTCAGTAAAATACACCAGGCTTGTATATTTCTTTTGGTTTTCATTAAAGTACTCTAGGACAGGATCAAACTCAGTCCCACCTCTTCCAAATGCACTCATCTCAAATTTACCTTTGTAAGGTTCAATTGATCTGATATTTGTATCACACTGTATTACAGTTACATCAACACCACATTTATAAATATGGTAGATTTCACTCATAAACTCTTTAAGTTCATCATCACTTACAGAACCTGAAGTATCTATAGCTAACAACATATGTTGTCTCATTTTTACTTTAAGACCCGGATTAGCATCAAACCTTCTATTCTCTTTTCTTCTGATCTTCTTAGTAAATACTTTGGTACTAACACCAGTAAATCTCCTAATGAATCCTCTCCAGTCAAATTTAGGTTTAACAATCTCTTCAATTTTGATCAATCCTTCTATCTCCCCAGGAATATTACCTTTCTTCTTTTCTGTCTGCTCTTTAGCATCAGAAAGAACCTTTTGTAACTGTTTCTCTATAAGTTTCTGTTCTGCTTCTGTAAGATCTTCAAAGTCTTCCCAAGTACTGTGATCAGGTATCTCACCATTCTCTATATTCTCAAGAAGTTGATCCATATTAGAGTCTCCACAAGTACCATTCTTATCTTTTTCATCCTGAAGTTGATTCAGTTTGTCATAATAATATCTAGCACCGGCCTTTCTATCTAGTTCTATATCAGTATAGTTATCTATATCAATACCACCTTCTGGTAGATACTGTTTACTTATATACTGATTTATCTCCATATCCATTGCTACATTAGCTAGTTTCTTGTTAGAAAACTTAAAGAATGTAGTAAGATGTCCAAAAGCAATATGTAGTAACTCATGCTTCAATAATCCATATCTGTGGTCTTCACTGAGACTTTCCCAGAACTCTGTATTAATAGTAAGCTGATAATTAATACCATTCTTGCTCACACCAGCTGTAGGAACTCTTTTACTGTCCCATAGCTTATTCAACATAATGAGAAAGAACCCATAATAGGGCTCCTTCAACATTAGTTCTTTACCTGTTTTACTTAGACTCTGTTGTTTGTCCATTGTCTTTTAGTTTAATGTTTATTTCAAAACTATCTGTTGGGTACCCAATTTGTTCTAACATTTTTGTCATATCTCTTACAAAATATTCCATAAACAACTCTACTGAATTCTTAGAACCTTTATGCCCTGTAATAAGACTTAGAGTTCTTGGGCTAGTAAGATTACTTTCTCCAACTATACTTACTAGTTTGCTGTGTAATTTCTTCCCAGCCTCAGACCAGTCAGATCTTTGTACACCAGAGAATTTATACATTACAAGTAACTCTCCTATGTATTTATCTACATCAACATTCTTCAATGCCTGAAATGCTACAATATGATTCTCTTTATCAGAGGATTGTAACATATTTAATAAATTTCTTGTTTCTTCTTTGTCAAAAATCATTTTACTCATTAGTCTTCAATTTTTAAAGTTTTTATTGCCCATTTTTCAGGTTTACCACTTGCAATCATATCTACCCATTCTTTTGCAGTAGGGATATAGTTGTTGCAATCCTCTTTGACATGTTGTTCTCCTACATATCTTACATATACATCTTTACCGTCAGAGTTGGTAATAGTCATACCAAATCTTTGTTCACATTCAAATATACCCTCACTGTGGTGTCTGAATACTCTATGCATACTGTGTCCAATCCATCCTTTAGTTTCATCAAACCATTTATGGATTTCCAAATAATCTACAGGAGATCCTCCAAACTTTTTAGCTGAGGATTTTGCATGTTGCCAAGGATGTGCCATACTAAAGATTTTTAAATTCTTCCTCTAAATCTGTTATAGCTATAATAACATCATCAAGCTCTTTTTTAATAAGATCTTTTATCCCTTCTTTATCATATAAAGGAACTTCACTTTTTCTTCCAAAAGCACCTGCTGAGTATTGTACTGTTACTGATGTAAAACATGATTTAAGAGCTTCTTCAAGTCCTCTTTTTCTCCTAATAAATTTATCAATGTTTTCTTGTAAATTTTTACCAGTAATAAATTTTTCTTTATCCATTATTCTTCTTCTGTTTTACTTAATAAATCTCCATCATGAAAGAAATCTTCAGTCTCAGTAACTCTTACATGATTATTAATAATATACTTTCCTGAAGGAACACATATACATAAATCTCCAAAGCCACCTTCATTATTCCACCAGTCTTCTATATCATTAAGAAGTTTTTCATCAGCAAATGATTCAATTTGGTAATAAAGATCTCCATCTAAATTTGTTAAAGTATATTCATTGTCCCAATCATTTACATTGTCATTTACATCTTCTGGAGTTTCACATGGAACTTTTGTATAACCAATCCATTCTATGGCACCTGAGTCTCCTCCACCATCATATTTTACTTTAATACCTGTGATACCTAAATCAGCCAACTTAAATAAGAGGCTTGTTAATTCTAATTCTGTCATAACTATTTAATTTTGTAAAATCTACCTAATATGTTTCCATTTAGGAATTCTTCTTTTTCAAGTACTTCGTGAACAAACTGATGTTTGGTTTCTTGATATGTAAGCTCCATACCTGAGTAACATATCAATAAGATTTCTCTTTTGATTACTACTCCTGCTTTGTGAGCTTCCTTTAGAACTTTATTACTACTGTAATAGTTCATGAAGTCTGGTTTTAACTCTCTTTTGTACTTCTTAAGTCTCTTGTCCGTGGACATGGCTAGAGCTTTTTTACCAAGAGGTTTCTTTATATTAGCAAAGAAATTCTTCTTACCAACATATGCAACAGACTTACCATCAATGATAGCAGTCATAATATAAATAAATCCTACACCTCCTTGAGGTATATCACCTTCATTAAATTCTTTTCCTTGATGGATCCAACTCATAATGCTTGTTTTAATAATGGAAATAATTTATTTCTTGTGGCTTCAATACCATGTATTTTAACTGAATCCGCAATATCTTTTTCATTTTCAAACTCAATTGGTATAAATCCAAATTCCTCTTGATATCTCTGCATGTATTTCTTACCTGTAGGATCATTGTCAAATAAAACCAATACTTTTTTGTATTTCATTTTTATATCTTCAACAAATTCTTTTGGTAATACAGTACTTTCAGCATCTGGAGCAATTGCTTCAATATTATTTATATCTAATAAATTAAAACATAGTAAATCTTTAAGAGATGCTACAAGTATCAAATACTTTTTATCATATTGTAGTTGCTCAAGACCCTGAGTATAATCAGATATCTTCAAAAACTTTTTAGCTGGAACTTTAGGTTGATAAATTTTGTATAAACTACCATCTTCTTTAAAATAACCATAGATAAATTCCTTTTCTATTCTTATTCTATCCATAACAAAGTCACCTTTGTCTTTTGTTAGTTCATAATATTCTAAAGGATATATATTATAATTTTCTAGAATTCTAGAATTAATATTATATGGAGTCCAATAACTTTTATCATTTGTATTCCAGTGTCTTATTTGATAATCAGATAATTTAAATCTTGTTGCTGCAAGAACAGGAGTAGAAGCACTAAAATCTGTTTTACTTATGTAACTTTCATAGTCAAACATAATCTTATCCTTTGCACTATCTCTTGTAAGATTATATAAAAGTTCAACAAGTCTTATTGCATCACCTTGATAACCTGAAGAAAAGTCTTTGAATTTATACTGACTAGTTCTTCCATCAAAATAAATAATCATAGATGGTATTTTGTCAGATGGATTAAATATTGATTTAATCTTTATTGACTCACCAGTAAGCTTTTCAGTTATATTGAGATAATACTCAAATATCCATTCTCTTGGGACATCCCATAAACTTGTAATTAACCTAGTTGATATCATACTATCAAAATTAAAATAAGGGGACCATCTCTGATCCCCCTATCCATTAGTCTAGGTTGAAATCAGAAGATGATTTTCTTGGTGTTTTTATTTCATCATCAGAATCAAATTTGTCTATTTTTTTAGCTTCTTTTTGTTTGATGATATGAGTTTTGTCATCAAAGTTCATGATGTTTGCTGCATCCAATTCACCAAAAGCATATTGCTTATCTGCTGAATTTGGAAAGAACAAATTATAATCAATGTAACCCTCTTTATTTGTCCACTCTTTACCACCTATACAGCAGTCAAAGAATTTATTTTTAATTGGAGCTGTTCCATTAAATGCATCAATAAACTCTTCAATAGTTTTATGCTTGTCATTTTGTTCTTTAAACCAATCACTGATACCCAATGATTTACAAAGATTTTGCAAGAAAATTAATATTGCTTTATCTCTTTGAATTGGTGTACCTCTTTTAGTAAAACCATCTGCAAATGCATAAAAACTACCTTTTACTTTACCAATTTGGCCATCATATCTACCTTTCTCTTGATCATTATCAATATAAAAACCTTCAAAACCTTCTAAAGCTTCAGTTTCTAGATGTAATAATAAATAATAAGCATTTTCAATATAGGTATATTGCTCTAACTCAAGCTTGTGCAATTTTACTCTATGGTTTCCTGGTTGAATTTTTTTTGGAAGTTTTCTACCTTCACCACTACCTTTACTTTCTAAGTCTAATGTACTTAATCCCATTTTTTTTGATTTTTAATTATTAAATAAACACTTCATCCCATGATGTTTTTAAAACACCTTCTTTCATTTCAGAAATTACTATTTCTTTGTTTCTTAGATGCTCTGGTCTTGCACCACAAGTAACTTCTTCATTTGTCCTAAAAGACAAAATAGTTTCATTACCTTTTCTGTACATATAACCAATAGCATCTGCATTTGCACATATTAAAGATTTGATTTTACCAGTTAAATCTATATTAGCAGACATAACCATTTCTCCCTTATCATCAACTACCTTGTCTTTAATGTGACCAGATAGAATAATGGTGGGTGCGAATTTATCAATAAATTCTAGAATTTGGAAAAATGCTTTTCTAATATATAAATAACCAGCTCCATTTGCTAATGTAAGAACACTATCTCCATCAAAGTTTTTACCCATTGTTGTATCCTGATAAAGATTGACAGCTAATGGCATGATCATATCTTCTAATGCAGTTACAGTATCAATAGTAACATATTTGTATGGAAATCCAGCAGCCTTAATTGCCTGACCTACTTCTCTTAGTTCAGATAGATTATTTACTTTAACTTTAAGAGCTTCTACATAATCAGAACCATTCTCAAGATCTATAATTAGATTGTCTTCAAGTCCTGCAAATGCAGTGGTTTTACCTGTTTTGGGCTTAGAATAAATCAATATTCTTTTAGGATTTACTCTGTTAGCCGCAACTTTTTTAGTTGGGAGTACAATACTCATATTTCACTTTTTGCTTGTTTAATAAGATCATTTAACCATTGTTTATCACTTACAGGTTTTACTAGCATGATTGCTGCAAAATCTCTTAAAGAGATATTAGATAAAGTTAAATTCTCTTGATTATCATTATCTGAATCTTCTTTTAAAGAAGGAAACTCTTCTTCAAAGTTTGGAAAATAATAAAGATCATTAACTCCATTTTGTTCTTTTGCAGGAGGTAAAGCTTGTTCTTTAGCTTTTTCATATTCAGCATAAGTCATTGTTTTACCTTTCCACAATACTTTTAACTCAGATAAATTAACAAGATATGAATCATATTCTTTACCAACATCTCCACCTGTTTTAATAGGATATTCAGTTTTATAATGTGGATTTGCTTTGTAGATAAATAAAGGTCTGTTGTTATCATACGGAGTATAATCTACAACAACTTCATTATCATCTTTTACTTTTTCAAAGAGCTCAATATAAAGATCTTTATTTTTCTTAAGTTCTCCATCAAACAATTGAATATTTTTACCTGGCAACGGACTGATATTAGATCTAAAAGCTGTTTTAATTGTAAACTCACTTTGTGCTATTCCAGCTCTGTCTAATGTTCCTTTGTGATAAAGGTAATACTCATTTTGTTTTTCATTTCTCAAATTTGGTGCTTCTCTCATTTGTTTTTAAATTTAAAAATTAATCTTCTTGTCTTCTTCCAGGAGTTGGTGCCTCTTCCAATCTCATAGTATCTCTGTTAAGTCTATAAAACTGAATACCGGTTAAACCATTTCTGGATTTTAAAAAGTGAAATACTAATGTTTCTTCATCTTCAATAATTAATTTGTCAGGACCATAGGAACTTAATCTTTTATCATAAGGTCTATTGATTCCAATTACAACATCAGCATGCTGTAAAAGAGCATCCGAACCATAGATATCAGAGTCCAAGATATAATTACCATAGGTACCTGGTTTATTTCTTTCTGGAGATTCAATACTTCTGTTAAGCTGACTTAAAATCAAAAAAGAAACAGGAAACCTTTTTTTCATTTCTGTCATTGCCTCACCTAAGTCACTTAGCATTTCAAATTTGTCTTTTTGTGACTGATCTTTTCTCAATAAATTAGAATGGTCAATACATACAAGTATATTAGTATATACTTCTTTCTGATTTCCATTTTCATCTTCTATGATTTTCTTAAAATCTTCACATTCATCTTGTATGGTAACTTTCATTTCATCTACTGTGCATGGATCATAGATCATATTAGTTTTACCTTTACCTTCAATACTTTCATATATATCAATCAATTTGTGGATATCCTCTTTGTCAATAGGTTTACCCTTGCTCATAAGTTTTTCATAGGACATTCCTGATTTTACTGATAACTTCCTTGCACCATCTGTTTCATCAACCATCTCAAGTTGGAATTTTAATATTCTAAAATCTTGATCTTTGTTGAGTTCAATGATATCTGAAGTCATCTGCTCCATGAAAAAGGTTTTACCTACACCAGGTCTTGCTCCAATGACAGTAATAGTTCGCCATTCTAAGCCATTTACAAATGCATTATTAAATTGTGGCCATGCAGTTTTTAATGTTTTTATTTCTCCTTTACTGATTGCAATAATTTTATTTATTGCTTTTTTAATAGATTCTTTCTCAGATGTTCTCTTTAAAGGAACAACTTGTTTTGTTGGTTTTTGATACATATTACTTATTGTTAAAATAGTTAAGTAATAGTTTCTTCTTTATTATATTATAAATAAAGTGACCAGCTGTTATTAAGAATTCAATAATTAGGAATTGCCATATAGTAATATGTACTATACTTGCATCAACAATTAAAAAGGCCAGTGTTGTATTTATTAGTGCAATTAAGACTAATAAAAACTGAGCTTCCATTTTTCTCATAGGTATCTTTCTTTAAATTTTGGTGTATCATCTACAGGTTTGTTTAAGATAATCTCACAATAGTTTGCTAATTCTGACATAAACTGTCTTCCATCTTCTTGTTTCCTAATAAAATACTGTGAGGTTCTCATATAATTATATTGATTATCAGCATATTCTCTTATATACTTTTTAGATGCACTAAATATTGTATCCCAATCATAATCATAATTATCAAAAAACCATCTAAATGCATTCTCTAAGTTCTTTACATTAGATCTTGCATATTTACCGCTAGGAAGTTTTATGTTTGGAAATATTAGGTTATATTGTTCAATATTTTTTAAGAAATCAGTTCCCATAATGATTTGAGAACTTTTCTTTTTACTTTTCTTAAAAAACCCATTTATTTCTTCTATAAAGATAATACTTTTATCAGTAATTTGCAAATTTTCTGTTAACCATCCTGCCTGTTTTAATCTTGTAATTTCTAGATTAGAATTGACAAATGTGTGTGGTTTAATATTTTTTGCAATACTAAATAATACATAAAAACTATTAGGTGTTAGATTTTCCCTAACTAACTTTTGAAATAATTCCTCCATATTACCAAGTTATATGTTTATAGTTTTGTATTTTTATAAATACATTGTCTGAATCCCATTTAGAACCATTATAAGCTGCACTTGCTGGATGTTTTACCATAAACTTAGTGTTATTATCATCATCAGTAAGAGAAGACCATTCTTCAGCTTTCTTACCCATATAAACATAAACAAGTCCTGGATTATAATTATTTAACCAGTCTAATAAATATGCAGTAAAAGGTTTCCATATATCATAATGACTACCAATTTTACCTACTTCAACTGTAAGAGCTGTATTAAACATAAGAACTCCTTGATTTGCCCATCTTTTTAGGTCCACATCTAAAGATCCTGGATGACCTCTGTAAACAGTTCTGTTTACTTCATCTAATATAAATCTTAAACTGGGTTGTAATTGACCTGTATTACTACAACTAAATGATATACCATCTGCTACACCCAACTGTGGATAGGGATCTTGACCAATCATAACTACTTGTAGTTTATCATATGGACATTCCTCAAATGCCCTAAATACTTGTTTTAGTGTTGGAGTAAATCTTTTATCCTCTTGACTTAGTGTATAAAGCCTTGTTAGAATATCATCAAACTCACTACTAAATATAAAAGATTTAAGAACTCTACCCCAACCACTGGGTTCAAGTTTGTCAAACATTTTTTGTTTAATTTCTTCTAAATTCATTTTTTTCTTTATTTTTGTTTAAAAATTATAGTATGCCGGTTAAAATAATGGAAATTAAAGATGATGCTCTTGTAGAGATCCAAGTTAACAAGAACTATTATGCAATGTGTAAAGCCTCTCTAGCATATTTGTTCAAAGAGAATATGGACAAAGGTAAAGATGCTGAAAATCTAGAAGAATTAAAAGACAAAACATATCATGAAATGTCTGATTTTCAAAGATTATTTTACACTCTATCATTATTAGTTGCTGAAATTGAAAGATCATCTAAACTACAAGGAAAAGTAGAAGAAAAAGAAATATTAGCTCCTGGAGATGAAGGTTATGAATCTCCTATCCAAGATTAATATTAAATTGTTCTTTACCTATCTGTATACAAGCTTCAATAGCTAACATTAATTCATCTTTACTGCAATCAGCAAAAGATTTGTAAGTTATCATTAAACCTTCTTTATAGGCTAAACCTGATTGATCTTTTACAAGACATTTCATCTCATCAAAGGTGTAACCAGATTCTTTGGCTAGTTCTCTTATACAAGCATGTACTTTTGCAAGTTGTGCTTTACTGTGGTCTAAGCCTACCACATCAATATACATGTCTACTATTTGTCCTTCAGGAATTTTTTCAATAAAAATATCATATGCTGTTTTATCTTTAGAATTTCCGTAGACAAGTTTACCATTTTTCTTTATGAATTTACCACTAAACATACTAACAAGTTATATTACCCATAATTTCTAAAAACTGCTCATAATGAATTCTTTCTGTAATATTTAATGCTGGTATATCAAATGATTTTAATGACCATTTATTATCTATAACATCAATATTATCCGTACTATGTAAAAGTACTCCTGAACATAGCTCTTTATTATAATAGTAATAATCATATCCATTTTGGCTATCAGAATCAAGTATATCTATTTTCTCAAAGCCAAGATCTATTAATTCTTCTTCAGTCATCTTAATCTAAATTTTTATAAATAATACTAATGATGATTACACACATGCAATCAATCATCCCAGTTATGATACCCTTCATCTCTTAAACTATAAATTATTAAACCTACAATTATAACTACTATAATTGCTCCAATTACAAATTCCATTATTTATCTTTTTTAGGTAAATATTTTTTCTCAAATTTCTTCCAACCTTTTGGATCAAACTGTGTGACAAGCAAATCAAGTTTTATTTCTTCTTCATGTTCATCACACATTCCAATCCCTTTAATATCCAAATCAGGACTATACCTTTTGGTAGCAGGAGCTCCACATTTAATACATTCCATTAGTAATTAAATTGTAATTCATAATCAGATAAAATCTCTCGAATTTTATCTCTTAAACTTTCATAAGATTCATATAACTCAGGAGAAAGTTTCTCATTATACTTGGTTTCATTTCTTAAATGTTGATCAACATCAAACAAAGCCATTTTCCATTTGTGACCATCTAATGCATTTCTTGCATCATCTGCTTCTTCTACAGAATCAAACTTTAAAATTATTTCTGCCATTGCCCAATAAATGTTTCAGTGTTAATAATATCTCTAATATAGTCAATTTCACTATATTTTTCATTATCAAGAGTCCATAGTCCCATTTCTTTTATTCTTTTGTCTCTTAAAGTAATTATAGAATATCCAGTAAGATAAGAATTATCTTCATCATTACTGCTTAGCATTCCAATAAGATTTTCTTTTTCTATTTGAGTAATATATCCGGTTTTTACCAATAAATTTACTTCAGATAAAAAGATAAACGGCCTAAATTCTCCTTTCTTTGTACCATGTGTGTACATATACCACAGATACCCCATATTACTGTCTTCTACTTTACATACCATATGATGTTCATGGCATATATTTTCAATCAAACTTGTGATCTTCTTGTCTCTAAACACTTTTATCATGATACTAAAAATTTAAATATTGCTTTTAGTTTATTGTGTTCATCTATCAACCATTCTGGAGTAAATACTTCAGTATGCTCTACAAAGTTAACTCTAGTATGATACTCAAGATCATGTGTAAAGTTTACTACCCAGATATAACTGATGTAGAGTTTAAATTCAAGACTCACATTTACTTCCTTTGAAATAAATGTATAAACATGATGATTAACCTTAGATCTATGAAATCCATACTTTACAAGCTT